TGCGGAAGGACCTACACCACCTGCACCAACTGTTATTGGATAAGTAGTATTATTTATTGTTAAACCTGAATCTGCTGCCGCTAATGGACTAGCTGTGTAAGAATCTATTGGTGTATCTTTTCCCTCTCTAAAACCTCCTGCACCACCACCGCCAGTAGATCCACCACCACCACCAGCAACAACCATGTATGAAACTTTATCTCCACCACCTGCTGCATTTCCAACAGAAGATACTGCAAAACAACCACTTGAAGTAAATGTATGAATTTTAAAATTTCCAGAAGTTGTAATAGTTCCTCCAGTTGCTGACGTAAAAGAAGCTCCTGTTACATCTGATGTTGAGTCTTGAATATCTTGCCAACCTTTAGTTCCATCCACATAAATTAAAGTTACTGATTGAGACTCTGTGTTTAAAGTTGCATTACTACAATTACCATTAATTTTTGATCCATTTCTACATAATGTTACATTGTTAGTGTCCCAAGTGTTTCCGTAATCTTTTAAAGCAATAATATCTCCAGCCGAAGGAGAACTTGGAAGTGTTACTGTTATTCCACCAGATGTGGTATTAATAAAATATCCATTGCCTGAAGCAACTGTTAAAGGACTTGTCTTTGCTGTAGTACACCAATCAACTGTGCCAGTTCTACCGAAACCTGTCTGCGTTGCACCTGATGCTAAAGCAACAGAAGCTCCACAAGAACCTATTGTAATTGTTGATCCACATTTTTTAATGATGTTAGAATCGTCTGAAACTTTTTGTATGTTATCTGTTTTAATTATACTTGCCATAATTATTGAAATTTGTATCTTATTATTACTACTCCTGAACCGCCAGCACCAGCTTGTGATCCTTGTACATTACCACCTCCTCCACCTCCAAAATTTGCTGTTCCATTACCACTAGCTAAAGTGACACTACCTGTTCCACCATTACCACCTCCACCTGTTCCTCCATTATTTAAATTTGTATTTGGTGATGTGCCTTGCGCACCACCTCCACCACCACCACCTCTTGTAACTGGAGAGGCTGATATAGAACTTGTAACTCCATTTCCACCTGAACCTGCATTTCCAGCAGAACTTGGACCTTGTGTTCCATTAGTTCCCACAGCACTAGCGCCTCCACCTCCAGCCATACCTACAGCATTTCCTGGTCCTGGACTTGATGTTCCGCCATTATTACCTTGTGGAGGACTAACTGGTGGAGTGTTGCCTGAACCTGCAGCAGCTGATCCTGATGGACCATTACCTGATCCACCACCTGAACCACCATCTGCTCCATCTCCACTATCGTTTGGTGAATTGCCACCTGCACCTCCACCTGCTGAAGTGATTGTACTAAAAATTGAATTTGAACCATTTGCTTTTCCTGTTCCAGGATATGCTGGATTTCCTCCTGCACCACCTCCTCCTACTGTTATAGGATAAGTTTGAACACTTACAGGTAAACCTGAACAAGGAGTTGCAGCTAAAGGACTAGCTGTGTAACCACCACAAGCTTGTTTACCTTCTCTAAATCCTCCTGCTCCGCCACCAGCCCCTGTTCCACCACCTCCACCAGCGACTACCACATAAGAAACTTTAGCTCCAACTCCTGAACCAAAAGTATTTGTTACTGAAAAACAACCATCAGAAGTAAATGTATGAATTTTAAAATTACCACAAGTAGTTACTGTTCCACCAGTAGCTGCTAAAAAACCTGGATTACCTGTGACATTAGAAGTTGAATCTTGTACGTTTTTCCAACCTTCTGTTCCATCTACATAAACTAAAGTTACTGATTGACCTTCTGTTGTTAAAATTGCGTCAGCACAAACTCCACCAATTTTTGATCCATTTCTTCCTATAGTAACATTGTTAGTTTGAAAAGTGTTTGTGTAATCAGCTATAGAAACTATATCACCAGCACTTGGTGATGCTGGTAAAGTAACTGTTACTGCTCCACTTGAAGTGTTTACAAAAAATCCATCACCTGACACAGCAGTAAACGGAGATGTTTTAGCTGTAGTACACCAATCTACAGTTCCAGTACGACCAAAACCTGATTGAGATGCACCGCTTGCAAGTGTTACAGTTTTACCTGAACTACCTAAAGTAAGTGTAGATCCGCATTGTGTATCAACTTGATTTACGTTTATTTTACTCATTAAACTATTACTAACGTTCCTGTTACTGTTACAGTATTAACAAAAGTTACTGGTCCTGCAAGGACAGCATTTTCTAATACCATATTTTTATCTAAAGTTCCTGCATGATGATAAACAGTTTCTGTTGCTGGTTTATCGCCAATAAAATCTTGTTCAAAAATATTCATCTATTCTCCTTATGTGCTAATTGAGTCAACTCTACTAATCCAAACATCTACACTTGATGCAGTATTAGATTGTCCTTTTAAAACATCTGTATTCTGCATAACGACTTTAGAACCTGACTGAATTAGTTCAACTGAACTTGCAGCAGGTAAACTTAAGTCTTTAACAAGGTATCTATCTGTAGAGCCATTCTCTGAAATCCATACACTAACAGTTACTGCTGATGTAAGAACATTAGCAAGTCTTAAACCAACAATAGCATCATCACTATTAGCTGTTAATAATGTAGTTGCTGTGTTTGTTATTTGACCGCCTGTTGATTCAAAGTCCTGTGCCATTTTTCCTCCTTATAAAGCTATTGCCATAGCAGTTGCAAATCCTTTTGAAGCTGCATCTGTTATTTTACTTACGTTAATATTATTTACAGCAAGATTGATCGTTCCGCTAGTAGTAATTGGTGAACCAGTTACTGTAAATTCTGATGATCCTGCGTCTGCTACAGCTACTGAACTTACAGTACCTGTAAACTGAGGTTGAACCTGTGAAAAAGTAATGTTTACACTACCAATAGTACCACCAGTATCTGTTGTGCATAAAAATATTGTATCTTCGTTTGTTGTTCCTTCTTGAATAATAACAAGCTGACCAGCTAACTCATCTACTGTATTAAAATCAGGATCTCTACTTGCTGCACCACTTGCTGGAACTAAATAAATACCATTCTCTGTAGCATCTGTTTGATCTTTAACTAAAACTTTATCACCTGTGACTAAAGAAATACCATCTAAAGTATCTCCATTTTCTAAAGCATTTGATAAATTAATATTTGCTGTTGTTGCTACTCTTGTAATAATTCTTGTTTTTAAACCTGCAACTAAATCATCTACATAACTTTTTGTTGTAACATCTGAACTACCTGATGGTGCAGACATACCTGTAATTGATCCACCTGTTATAGCAACATTATTTGCTGCTTGTGTTGCAATCGTTCCTAATCCTAAAGATGTTCTAGCAGTAGCTCCACTTTCTGTTACAAAATTAGAACCATCACCTACAATAAAATTACTGTCTGTTGGAGTTAATCCTGCAATATCAGCTAACTGTGCATCATATGCTTGAACATCACTTCCTATAGCTAAACCTAAGTTTGTTCTAGCAGATGAAGCTGAAGCAACATCACTTAAGTTATTTGCTTTTACATTTTTTGCATCTAACTGTGTTTGTATTGCAGAAGAAACACCTGAAACATAACCAAGTTCAGTTGATGTTACAGATGATACTGCAACTTTGCCTGATGAATTTGAAACTAAAGCTCTTGATGCAGTTAAGTCTGATGTAGCTATTGTTGATGCAGCACCAGTTATAGATCCTGCTTTTGCATCTAATTGAGTTTGTATTGCAGATGTTACTCCATTTAAATATTGAAACTCTGCATCTGATACTGTTCCGTTTGCAATTTTTTCAGCAGATATTCCTGTAGGTATAGAATCATTTGTTTTTGATAATGCACCAATATAAACATTGTTTAATGCACCTGATGTTAAAGAACCTGCATCCCAAGTTACAGTAACTGTTGTGTTTGTAGAAAATGATGAACTAGCAATAGTTCCGTAAAGTGTTGCAGCTGTATCTGTAATTTTAATTCTTCTACCTGCATGATAAATTGAAGTAACATCTGAACCATTAATTGTAAATGAAGTTCCACTTACATAAGCTGCTGTGTATGTAGCATCACCATCTCCATACTCAATCCATTGTGCATCATTGAACCAATCTCTAGTGTTCTTCATCAATGCTCTAATGGCATTGTTAAGATTAGAAGGTAACATTCCTTCTGCTACTGAAATACTATTTAGTGATGTGTTACTAGCTTGGGTTGTTGAATAATTTTTAATATTAGTTGGCATTTAATCTCCTATAAACCATGCAAAGACTTTATTATTTTCTTTGTTCTTTTCGTTAATTAATGTGTTTATTGCTTCTTCAATTTGTCTTTGAAAAAACTCTTGAGTTTCAAAACTATATCTAACATTATCTATATCAGTTTTGTCCGTCATCTTAAACCTATTCTTGATGCTT